GTTTGAACATTTCTTATTGCTTTTTCTATCTTATCTACTACTCCTTTATTAAAAGATGAGGTAAGACCACCATTTCTAACATAAACATCTGCTGCTTTTTTAAGAACAGCGGCAGAGTCTCCTTGTCTTGTACGAAAGCCAAAAGAAAATGCAAATTCTTCTGGTATTTGTTTTACACCTATTGCATCTGATAGTTCTTTAGAATAAAATCCTCCATGAGACATTTCAACTCGTGGACCAGGTATTTTTTGGTCCATAAAGCTTAACTGTCTTGCACCTTGTCCTCTATCAAATTGTAAAGCTCGTCTAAACTGTTGATTAGAAGTTTTATTAGTAAATTTATCTGCATAACCTGTCTTTTTAGATTTTGCTGTTTTTCTTTTAGCTCCCTTTAACCAATCCCCATAATATCTTGACGCTGGGCTTGTTAGAATTGCTTGCTGAACCATAACTTTTTTACTAGCAGTCATTGCAGCTTTTTCCGCAGCTCTATGAACAAAAAAGGTTGGTTGAATAAAATGATTATGTGGAATGTAACTATCTAAAGGTTGACCAGTTTCTTTCATAATTTTATTTCGTTTATCTACATCTGTTACATCTCTTAACTTTTGTGCATAAATAGGATTTCCATCTTTGTCTCTATTTAAGGCATGCTTTCCTTTCATTTTAGATGGGTACATAACTGGTATATCTCCACCATATTCAACTGCCCATATCCAAGGAAATCCTCTCATGTCTCCACCTATTGCAACTTCTCCATAGAAAAAATGGTCAACTCTAGTACCTTTAGTTGCTCTTACATTTTGTAAATTAACACTGTTTAATAAAAACTGTCTTGCTAGTCCTGGTTGCTTAAAACCAAATATGTCTCTAAATTCTTTTTTCCCTTTATCATTTCTATAAGCTATACTCATTTTATTCCAAGCTTCTACATCATTCATTAATTTAGTATCAAGTTTATTTTCAAATCCTCTTTTACCTATTAAATACTGTCCCGAAGATACATCTGGAGCCATAGCTAATATATTTCTGTAAGCTGTTAATAAAATTTTTTGAGCTTCTTTTTGTACATCAACATTTTTTCTAATAGCCCAGTTTGTTTTAGCACCGTCAACTTTACCAGTAGCAGTAGTTTTATTAGTTAACTTGGAAATTGCATTGTCTATAGGGTTTCTTTTACTTAACTGTTTACCTAATTGAATACGCATAGCACGAGAAGCTAATGGTCCAAGAGATGAACCTAATCCAAAACTTCCAAAAGGTCTTGCAACAGCATCTATTGCTCTACCAGAAAGAGAACCAGAAGCAATACGAAGAGTTCTACCAAATTGTTGCTTTACTAAACTTCTATTAGGGTCTTTATTTTTATTAAAAAAGGCATCTAAGTTACCTAACCAACGAGCTACGGGATATGCTAAATTTCTTTGATTTGCTAAACCTTGGGCTATTCTTGTTCCGGCTAATCCGGGTACAACTCGTGCGGTACCGGCAGCTTTACCGTATTTATATAAAGCAGTTCTAAATACATCTGGAGCATTTGAACCGGATTTTAGTCTTTCTTCGCGTTTTTTAGAATTATAAACTTGACCCATTATTTAGCTACGAATGTTTGAAGCATCTTATAACACTCTACTCCATACCTATCTAACAAAGGTTGAACAAATGTAATTTCATGATAGTTACTACCTCTTTTAAGTCTATCTCCTGGAGTAACTGATATACCTTTTTCTATAAATACATTAAAAGATTCAACTGTAGTATTTCTACCTTCTCTATCTTCTTCTGCACCTAAAGATTCAAATTTACATTTAACATTTGTATATGTATTTGCCCAGCTAGCACTAGGTAAACCTCGTTCGTCAACAGTGGTGTCCGAAACGGTTTGTATAGTTGCTGTTTCTGGTAAAAATCTATGTGGTATCGGCATACCTTAACTTTACATCAGAAATTTATAAAAATTGGTTTAGTAAATCACTCATCATAAACTCTTTATACACAATGCTATATAACATTGCATTCTTACCTAATAAGTGTGGGTTGTGACCTAACTGAGTACTGTAGTCTTTTATTATTGTTATAATTTCTAAAATTACAGTATCATAAATTTTAAGAATTTCATCAAAGTCTTTAGACCATCTTGCACTTCTATCTGGGTTAAATATAACAAAAGAACGAAAACCATTAAGTAGTACACATAAAACTGCTTCATGTAATTTATAATCTAATTTTTTATCTAATATCTCTAAGCTATAAGCTTTTTGTTTATACTTAGTTGTAAGACCTAAACTATTTAAACTTCCTCTTTTATTTGGCCACAATTCTTGTGTCTTAAAATTAATATAATCATGCAAGTAAAGTATGTCTTTAACTAAAGGTCCAAATTGAGCAAAGCTAGAAGGATTTTTTTTGTATACTTCTTTTACCTTTTGCTTATTCCAATATGAGTCTGTTGGTTGATTGCTAACATCTGCGTCATAGTAGTTATTTCTTAAAAGATTTATATAACATAATACATCTATTGAATCTATTTTGTCTTTGTAATCAGTTTGTTCAACAATTTCTTCAAGCCAATACAATTCTTTTTTGGTTAAATTAACTTTATTGTCTAGAGAAATTTTGCTATCAAGAGATTCTGTCATGTTGTCACTTATATTTGTATTTTCTAGTACATGTATTTCTACTTTTATATAAGAGTGTTTAGAAATCTCTTCAGTAGTAAGTTCATTTATAGCTAAGTATAAATTAGCTCCATCAACAATTCCCTCATTTGCTAAATTTGTAATATTAAAAGCTACTCTTTGTCCTGTGTCTGATATTTCAACATCTTTACAAATTATTTTTATTCCTTGTGAATCTAAGTGAAAAGTTCCTATTTGTCCAAATTCTTGTTTTATATTTTTAATAACATTACTTTTATTTTTTTCGTTTATATCTACAGTATTACAATTTGGATGAATAGGTAAGCTTTGTTTTAGTCCTGGTCTGTTATATACAAACTCTCTGATTGGCACATACAGTGTTATTAAGTAATTATTTTTTTTAACAGGGTCTTGTAGTATTGAATAATTTTTATAGTGCAAAAAATATCTATTTTTACCACTCAGTACTTCTTGATTACCTTCATCTTTTACCACTTGTACTTCCTTTTTTTAAGCTTGGAATATTTTCTTTTAATATCATTACCCATTTTGCTAGGGTCTCCAGACCATTCTAAATCTCCGGATGTTTCAAATAATACATTTTTTGATATTTGTCTAAAACAGGTAAAAGAGCACACAGGACAAATAATTTCTGGCTCTTCAGTAATTTTGTGTTGTATCTCGTATAGTTTCTCACACTTCAAACACTTGTAATCGTATCTAGGCATTTTTGTTAATTATCCTATTCTTTTTTCTTTTTTTTCTTTTAGAAGTTTTGTGACAATCTTTACAAAATAATTTAAATCCATCTGGTGAATTAGGATTTTTAGCAAACTCTGAAGATTTTTTATCTTGTTTGCAAGACAAACAGATTTTCATTTTCTCATCACCTAACTGCTCTTTTTTTTGTTTTAGTATGTCTATACATTCAATACAAAATCTTGTTAGACCGTCTAAATATCTTTGGTTTTTTTTATATTCTTCTACAGGTTTCCATTCACGACAATATTTACATTCTTTTTCAATGGGGTCTTTTAAACTTTTAGCAGCTAATTTTTGTGCTTCATTAACTTTATCTGCTAATCCTTCTTCTTCTTCCATCCATGTTTTAAATCTTTCTAAACCAATAGACTGTTCTTCATAGGTTCTAGGAGTAGTAAGGCCACCACGACCAGTTTTAATTATTTCTAGTATTGCCTCAGCAGTTTCTTGATTGTATGCACCGCGTTGAGGTACACCAGATTCTATTCTTAATTGACGAACTCTTTCATGTGTAACTCCCCATTCATCTGCCCACTCTTGGAGCATTTTGTTAGGGTCTGTTAAAAAGAGCTCCCTTGCCTCTTCCAAAGATGGAGCTTTTCTATGTACCATACTCTATTATACAAAGAATCTGCTTTTAAAAGGGTTTAATACAGCCATATCAGCTTGTGTTAGAACGGGAGTAAGACTTTGTATTACCACATCTCCGTAAGCAACATCATAGTCTCCTATTCTTTCAGTTATAGGAACATCAAATCTTGAACTAGAGGTATTGTCAGCTAAATGAGAGCCTACTTCTCCAGTATCTGCTTTTGCAGAAATTTGAAGTGCTGTCATAACCATTCTTGCTGAAGCTTTAGCAGAAGTAAATTTAATTTGTTCTGGAATGTTAGAAGATTGATAACCACCAACATAAGTGACTGAAATATTTTTAGGTTTTATACCAGACCATCTAACTACTATTCTTCTTAATCTACCGTTATCGTAATGAACATAATCTTTTTCATTGCCTGTAACTAATGTGTTTCCATCTTCAGTAACAGATGTTATAGAAGCAATAGGAATATGACGAAGAAATAAATCTTGTTGTTCATTACCGTCAAAAGTTTCTGTGTATGTAGCTTGTTCTACATCATGACCTAAATAACGCTTAATAGCAGCATCAACATAAGGTATGAAAGTATTTGTGACTGAGGATTCAACAGTTGAGTTTAAATCAACTTGAAGAAATTGCTCTACATCACTAACGCTACAAAGAGCCATTTAGGACTCCTTACTTGTTTTCTGTATCTTTTGGTTTTACAGCTTTGGTTTCTGGTGCTTTTTTAACAGATTTTTTCTTAGGAGCTGATTCTTTTTTCTTCTCCACTTTACCCCAACCTTGCTCTTTGAGCCATTCAGTAGGGTATTCTTTACCTGCTTTAGCAATAAGAGATGCTCCGGATTTAGGAAGTTCTGCTAAAGGACCTTCCCAAATGGTACCATCTTTTAATTTCCAAATGCTTTTTTGTGGTTTTGTATATTCTGACATAATGTTTATATTCTACCTTATAAAAACAAAAGAGCCGGTTTTACCCGGCCCTCTTGAAATTTCGCTACTAACGAATATTACATATTTGTTAGTTTATGAAAAGCTGCTTGCCTGTAAACAGGGAAACCGACTCTCATAGTAGCTCTGATTGCTAATTGATTCTTTGTAAAGAAATCGCTATGTGAATCAGATACGGCTATTTCCATACCTTGTCTCATAACGACATTAGCTGCTTCGCCACCACCGAATTTACCAACAAGTACTGTACCTGCGGAAATTGCGGTTGTAGGAACGACTTTTAGTCCCCAGATTTGTGCTGAAGGACCTGCGCCCATTCCACCTGCTGCTACGAAAAGTGGTGACTTTTCTGTATATCCAGCGGATGAAGTTCCTGCAAAGTCAGAACCAACTGATGTGACAATGTCATTCCAGTCATTAGGATGCATAATAATTGCATCTGGTTCTGTGAATGCGTTGACACGAATGTCAGTGATTGCTCCGTAGATAGCTCCAATTTTTCCTAAAGTTCCTGCATAGGAGCTAAAGTCTGTGCTACCAACACTAGATTTACCAGCGTCCAAGATTCCTTCTAAGTTTGGAGCAGTACCGTCTCCACTAAGGAGTTGGCTGTCCATACGAAGTCTAATCATTGTTTGAAGTCTAGAGTTCAAGTAACCTTGAATACCAGATTCGTCTGCTAATAATTCATCTGTAACTGGGATGAAAATACCCATTTTACGGATTGCTTCTGTTTGCTCTGTGAAAGCCAATGCTGCTTCACCGACTGCTGCACCTTCAGCAGCTTCAGCTGCATTGTTTGTGAAGGTTGTTTCTTCTAAGTAAGAGAAACTGTTTTGGTCTGTGTTTATTACATCAAATAATGATATAACAGCATTAGGGTCTCTAAGAGATGTCTCCAAGATTCCAGGTTGTCTTAAGACTTCCGGTGGATATCCTGTAGTTGTTAGTGATGTTTTTGTCTCAACTTTTGAGTCAACACCTTTGACACCATTTTGCATATAATTTTTATATGCATCTGTGTCTACAAATTGCTCGCCAACAGATTTTGCTTCTACTGATACACCAGCTTGTGGCATTTCAGATACTGGCTTTGAATCTTCTGTAAGAGCCTTTTCGTTTTGAGCTTTTTTCTTCTCAATTGAAAGGTCTTCTACGAGTTCAGCAAGTTCGTCATTTCTTGACTTAATTTCCTCTTTTTGTTCAGAGGTGTACTTGCCGTCTTCGTTAGCTTCAAAGACAGATTTAAGTTCTGTTCTCTTAGCAGCAACTTGGTCCATGAGTTCGTTAATTTTACCCATTTTTTAGATTCTCCAATCTATATTGCTTATACTTCTTCTATTTCTTCGACTAGGGATTCAGCGATAATCTGCTGAGCCCTTGCCCACTCTGCGTCAAATTCCTCATCGTCAGATGAATCAGTGTTATCTTCTGGAGTTTCTTCTTCTTCAACCTCAGATTCTGGTTCTTCTTCAACAGATTCCTCTGCTGGAGCTTCTTCCTCAACAGGAGCTTCTTCTGTTTCAACATCAATAGTATCAACTGAAGCTTCTGCCTCTTCGGTCAGTTCATCTTCCACAAGTTCTTCTTCTATTTCTAACTCCAAAGCACCCTCAGTTCCGACATCTCCGATGAACTCATCAATCTCGGTCCAAGCATCGTTCAAGTCGTCTGCGACTGCACGAAGTGCTTCGGTGGCTTTAACACCTAATTTCCTACCATCTTCGTCTCGGAGCATAGCTATTGCTTTAGCTCTTGCGACTAAGTCATCCAATGCGGCAAGCACATCTTTGACTTCATCAGAGAAAGGTTTGCTTCCTTCTGAAATTTCTAAATCTTCGTCTGATTTTTTTTCATCATCATATTCTTTCATACAGTTACCTCCATTACCATATTTACACTCGCCTTTACCTTTAGCACCAGATTTTTTACCATCTTTAGCACAAGGACCACCTTCGTGATATTTGCAAGACTTCATTTCTTCTTTGTCATCTCCATCACTCTTAGAACCACAGTTGCAAGCACAGGTAGAAGAAACTTCAACTTCTTCTTCTCCACTTTTTTCTTCTGTAATTTCTTTAAGTAATTCTGTGTTGGACTTTATAGCAAGAGTATATGTATCTTGATTAGCTCCAACTAAAACAGGAGAGACTTCGTAAACTGTAAGGTCTTTAAGGTATCTAGCGTCTGTTTCACCATTTTGTGTTTCTGCTTTAGCAAACTCGGAATCGTTTACTTTATAGCCAAAAGACCATTGTTGCATATCGCCCATATTTTTTACAAGATTATAAGCTTCTTTACCAGACTCTGTGTCCATAAAAAATTCGCCTTTAAATACTGCTTTATCATTATCTTGTGCGATTGTACCTTTACCAATAGGCATGTCCCATTTGTGAGACCAAACCATAGGTACTTGATTATTTTTAAAACCAGATTTGACAGCTCCCGGTACAACAACATCTCCGTCACTGTCAAGAGAGTTGAACAAACTGAAAACTGCTTCGACTTGACCAGAGTCTTCTTTTAACTCTATATCAATATTTTTAGATTCGTTATTCATACATCCTTCAATCTTAAATTGTACAATAGATTATTAAGATGTGCGTCTTAACTATTTTATACTATGTTTTAGGGATTTAGTTTTTTATTATCTGAAGTCTGATATTATTTTGAGTTTTGAAATAAGAACTTTTACACTTCTATCTGTTTTCTGATGTTCACCATTTTCTAAACGAGCCCATACCATGATAGTTGCTTCGTCATCACTTACTGATGTAACAATACCATGAACAATTGATGGTGGGTCTGGGTCTTTATTTATAGACCAACTTACAGCTTGACCAACTCTGACTGACTCTGCTTTGTTACCAGATTTCTTTGAAGATAATGGATGTGAGCTTGGCAGTAAATCTTGGTCGTAAGGTTTTCTTCTAAATTTACCAGTTCTTAATGCTCTTATAAAACCGTTAACTCTGGCCATTGCCCACTGGTCAGCAGATGTAACATTGCCTCTGACTGAACCTGGGTTAGTTCTATATGCTCCAACTCCTCTGTTAAATACAGCAATTAGCATACGAAGTGTTGCACGATGTTTTGGATTTTTATCGTTGTGGTCTTTTACTTTGTTAGTAAGCGCAGTTCTAACTCGACCAGATACTGCTTTTAACAAATACTCTTCAGCTATATTAATTGACTTTTTTCTACGCTCTCTAATAACTTTTTTGTAATCATTAACAACTGATTTCATTTGGGACACACCACCAGCAGTTACTCCGCCCCATTTCATAACGGCAATAGTTCCGTTAAGTCTGTTATTTTTTTTATGACGATTCATAAAGCGTTCTCTTCTCTTAACCCAGTTAAGAACTGATTCGCTTCTATCTCCGCCTTTGTAAGCTGTCCATCTATTGAAAGCATCGTTACCAGTAAATGAAGTAGGAGGATTACCACCGGTACCTGCTCTTCTCCAAATCTCTGGCCAGTT